GACCGACGCGGGTACAACCTACATGGAAGAGATGATGCAGACGTCTATCGCTGACGAAGCACTGTTCTTCGACTTCGTTCGTGCGTCCGGAGATCTGGACTTCTTCGAGCGCCGGCTGAAGGTCGGTCACATCAAAGAGTATGTTGATGCAAATGGCGGGCTGTTCCCACCGGGGCTGAATATTTTCCGCGAGCTGAAGATGAAGGTGAGAAGGTCATGATGCCAACTGCGGTATATATCGCGCTGGTTGACGCAGGAGGGCACGAGCTCCCTGTAACTCGCAAACTTGCTGACTTTGTTCTGGACAGCAGAGGGCGCTTCTCGAATCGTGACGCCATCCAATTTGGGATGTTTGCCGGGGTGGTTGAGGGCGTCGGCGTTGCAGTCAACCTAATCGCCCCGCTAGCCCTGACGTTCGCTCTGGATAGTAGGAAACACGTGGAAACTGGCGATCAGATCCAGTTTCTGCCGGGGGCACTGTCCGTCGATATGGGCGCAGCGGCTTCGGTGATATTTAATGCATTAATGGAGCCACAAGAATCAACCCTAACCGAGTGGAGGGCAGCACGCAACGACGCGTCCTACACCGAGGAAGAGCTATGGGCCGGTGCGTTTGTTGCTGGTAGCCAACTCACACGTACGTTACTTACAGGAGAGAAAGAATGACCAACGTAAAACCCGCCGAGGCGATGATAGACCTCGAAACCTTTGGCACCGGCAACAAGGCTGTACTGCTGTCTATCGGCGCCGTGATGTTCGATCCGCGTGGCGAGGGCATCAACAACCACTTCGAGATCTTCGTCGACCCGATCAGCTGCGTTGAAGCGGGGCTAATCATGGACCCTGCCACCGTTATGTGGTGGATGAACGAGGCCCGAGACGCCGCGCGCAAGGAGCTCATGGCCTGCCCCCGAGTCTCGCTGCGTCACGCACTACTGGCCTTCATGGACTGGATGCAGGATGACCGCCCAGTGTGGGGCAACGGCGCCACGTTCGACAATGTAATCCTTCGCAATGCGTACGCAGCAGTCGGTCTGGCTTGCCCGTGGTCGTACTGGAATGACCGCTGTTACCGCACGATGAAGTCGCTATACCCCGACGTGAAGATGATTCGCCAAGGGACGCACCACTCCGCAGCTGCGGATGCACTATCGCAGGCAGTACACCTGCAGGCAATTTTCAAATCAATCTCTGGAGAAAAGTAATCATGGCACAAAATACCCAAGTCGTTCCGTTCTCCCAGTCGCAGGTACCGGCCCACTTCGCCGCACTGCCCCCGGAAGATTCCAACATCGCTGCCAAAGAGCAGATCCGCGCCCTGTCGTTCCGGGGTAAGGTCTGGCGTCTGGCCATGGATGGCGAAGAGCACACCATCATGAACAAGGACAACGAGCCGGCCACAACGGCATCGGTCGTCGTACTGGACTACATTAAGCCGCGCTCACGTATCTTCTATGAGGGTCAGTACGTTGCCGGTGAGAACAAGCCGCCCACATGCTCGTCGCTCGATGGTATCGTGCCTGACCCACTGGTCGCGACCCCCATCTCCAAGACGTGTGCCACCTGCCCGAACGCTGTCAAGGGCTCGAAGATCACGCCCGCTGGCAAGGCCACGACCGCCTGCTCGATGACCAAGAAAGTGGCCATCATTCCGATCAGCATGCCGAACGTTGATCCGTTCCTGTTGCGCCTCGCCCCGACCTCGATCTGGGATAAGGAGAACAAGGATAACGAAGCGGCCGGCTGGTACGCATGGGATCAGTACACACAGATGTTGGTCGGCAAGGGCTGCACGAACACGGCACAGGTCGTCACCAAGATGAAGTTCGACCACCGCGCCGAGTATCCGAAGCTCCTGTTCTCCGCCGCGCGTTGGTTGACGCCTGAAGAGTGGGCTATCATGCAGCACAAGTGGAAGACGCAGGCCGTCAAGGATACGCTGTATGGCAAGGCCAGTGCGACGGTTGCTGAGCCCGAGCCGGATGGTGACGAAGGCATGGTCATCGCTGCACCCGCAGCGGCAGCTCCTGCAGCGGCCCCCACTCCTGCCGCTGCGCCAGCTCCGGCTCGTGCTCCTCGTGCGCCGCGTGCTGCCCCGGCAGCTGCACCTGCACCTGCACCTGCACCTGTAGCGGTTGTTACCGACGATGACGACGAGGGTATGATCGTTGCAGCGGCTCCGGCAGCGGCGGCTCCTGCTCCTGCTCCTGCTGCTGCTCCTGCTGCTGCTCCGGCAGCGACGACGCCTGTTGCTCCGGCGACAGCGAACGCAGGCTTGTCGAGTCTGCTGGCAGGCTGGGACGACTAAGTTTCACGCGCAGCACAAACAGGGGCCTCGGCCCCTGTTTTTCTGGGGAGAACACCATGGCACGAAAAAACGCATCTACCTATGAGTATGACGCATTCATGAACGAGGCGCGGCTGATCCTTGATCCGACCGACCTTGTCGCAGGACTTTTACTGCGCGTTGCGCGGATGCATCTGGCCCAAACCGAGATCGCTGATGTCCTCGGCATAAGCGCGACAACGTACAGACAGTGGGAGAAAAAAACTCCAGTGCTCACCGGACGCATCCGCGAGCGTGTAGTTGCGCTGAACGATTGGCTCGACTTGGTAGTAGGCGCTCACATCACCGACCCTATCGCCCTGCAGAATGAGCTTCTGCGCTTTAAGTCGATTGAAACTATGCCTGTAGAGGAAGATAATACGCGCTCTACCCCGGGGAGATAACAAAATGAACATGCTCGAATTCTTAGAGCTAGTCACACCGTCAACCGGATACCTGATACTCGCTGAACCTATCGAGATCCCCAACGCCAAAACGAACCCAATGAAACATCATGTCTTCAGTGACATGGACTTGATGGTTCAGAAAGCAGCTCAACTTAATTTCGAGCACAAAAACGTCTTCTTCGCACTGGCCGGCTACAAGCAGGAACGGGTCTGGAACCCGACCGCAAAAGACTATAAAGGCAACACCGGGAAATGGCAGACACGGACACAGGCCAATGCCGGATGGCTCCGCGCTTTGTTCCTCGACCTTGACATCGACCCGACCCCCGACACCAAGAAGGTCAACACCACCTACACATCTAAGCCAGTGGCCATTGCTGCCATGCGCACCATGGCACAGAAGATCGGCATGCCTGCGCCGATGGTGCTCGACTCCGGTGGCGGCATACACGTGTACTGGCCGTTCGACCGGGACGTGGAAACTGATGAGTGGCTGCCCATCGCTGAGAAATTCAAGGCGATCTGCATCCAAGAGGGGCTGAAGATCGACCCTGCCGTACCCGCTGACTCAGCACGTGTCCTCCGCGTGCTCGGCTGCCATAACCTGAAGCGTGACTACGCCCGCCCTGTCGAACTGATTTCGCGCGGGCGCGGCCCTGTCGCCGTCGAGCATATTGAAACGCTGTTCAAACTGTATGAACAACACCATGGCATAGTGGCGCTCCCGAGGAAGTCAACGAATCTCCCATCCCATCTGGCCGGTACCACCGCCGGGGATGACACCAACATCTTCAAAACCTACGACCCCATTGACTTCGGCATGGTGTCGTTCGCCTGCGCCGCGCTCGGCGGCCAGATCGCCTGCCGGGGCAAGGGCACCTCTGAGCCCCTCTGGCATGCCATGGTCGGACTGGTACGCTTCTCCTCGGCCAACGTCACTGAGGCGCTCCTCTCTATCTCTGACCAGCATGAGGGATTCGATCAGGCGTTTATGCAGCAGAAGGCTGACCGCTGGGCGTTCGGCCCGAGCAAGTGCTCCAGCATCGCTGCCCATGATGGATCGTGTGCCAGCTGCCCCCACTTCGGTAAGCTGACTAGTCCTGCCCAGCTCGGGCACACCGTCATCGAAGAGCCCGCACCGCAAGTCGAGCTGGTCAATGCCGACACTGGCGAGATCGAAGTTGTCGAACTGCCCCAGCCACCGTTCCCCTACGTACGTAGGAATGGGCAGGTGGCGATGCAGACCACCGACAAGGATGGCAACAAGGACTATCTGCCAGTCTGTCCGAACGACATCTACCCGCTGCGCATCCTGCGCCACGCGGCCAATGGTGAAGTGTCAGAGCGAACTGTCTGGCGGTTCCACATCGCCCGCATGAAGCCGGTGGATCTGGAGATGCCCCAGAGCATCATTGGTGAAGAACGTACGCTGCAGAAGTTCCTCCTCAACTCCGGGGTGTACGCCACTCCGACTCAAGTGAAGGCAACACAACTTTATATGAGCGCCTATCTACGCAAGCTGGCCAGCGAGCTCGACCGCGAACGTGTTTATGACCGCCTCGGCTGGCAAGGAGAGTCCCACAGTGAGGGCTTCGTCATCGGCCAACGTATCATCCATCCGGATGGCAGTATGCTCCGCTGCAACGTCAACTCACACGTACAGAACGCGACCAAGCACGGGCTTGATACGGTCGGCACGTTTGACGCGTGGAAAGACAACATGAGTTTCTACGATGGCGATGTCTATCGTGGTCACCGATTCTTCCTCTATATGGCCCTCGGCGCCCCGATCTTCCATATGACAGGTCACAAGGGCATGATGTTGAACGCGTGTGGTGCGTCAGGCCGGGGCAAGACCACCTGCCTTGATGCCTGCGGCTCGATCTGGGGGGCGCCAGACGCGTTACGCATCAATGGCAACCCGGATGGGTCAACCACCAACGCCTTGTTCAACCTGATTGGAACCTACCACTCCCTGCCCGTACTACTCGATGAGATCACCGCCCGGGATGAAGAGCAGATGGCTGAGTTTGCCCTGAACATTACTTCTGGCCGTGGCAAGGAACGGATGAAGGGCAGTGAGCATGATGGCAAGTCAAGTACGTGGGAGACGCCCATCCTGACAACCGCTAACAACGATGTCGTGGCCCGGATCTTCGCCAAGCGCAAGGATGCCCAGCCACACATGATGCGTGTCGTCAGCGTCGACTTCTATCTGCCAGATCACTCGGCACAAGCGGTCAACCGCGCCAACGAGTTTGCCAACAGCCTGAACGCCAACAATGGGCATGCCGGCCTGAAGTTCATGCAGTTCGTTGCCCAGCACTACGACCGCGTGAAGGCCAAGGTCCAGAAGAACATGGCCGCGATCAACATCGCCATGGGCGCTTCGCCGCACGAGCGGATCTGGGTGGCAGCCATCGCGACCGCACTGACCGCAGGGCAGATCGCCGAGCACCTTGGGCTGTGGAACTTCCCGCTGAAGGGTGACTACGAGTGGATGAAGGCTCACATCACCGGCATGCGTGCCGACCACACCGATGCCCAGACCTCACCGGTCGAAGCGCTGTCCGAGTTCCTTGAGTCACACATCGACCGTACGTTGATCCTGTCCCCCAAGAACTCGTCAAACCTCGACAACATCGCATTGCGCCCACACCGCGCCTTGGCCATACGACATGAGCTGGACAAACAGCTGATCTTTATTTCCCGACAGGAGATTCAGGGCTACTTCCTCGAAACCAAGCAGAGCCTGAAAGAGATCGAGCAGCAGCTGGTCAAGATGGGCGTGATTTTAGATCGAAGCAAATTGAAAGTACTCGGTGCCGATACACCGTTCTCCAAGGGGCAGACGCGCTGCTGGGTGATCAATGCAGCAACCCTTGGACCGGCAGTGAACGTGATGGTGCAGAACGCCATTGCTGCCAGCAACGTTATCCCGATCAACCAAGCTGCAACCGGAACGTAGGAGAGAGCGATGGTAGTTACCAAAACGATTGTACGCAGGGATGGCTCCCGCGTCCTTACAGTCAATGTCGGCCCCGCCGAGACGTTAGTCTCTATCGACAGCCGGTTCCACTACAAGTTGGGCGGTCAGGTAGACGATGTGGTGGCTAGCCACGTCATCACGGAAGCCGAACCGGTTTACTGGTGTTCTATCGAGCAGAGGTGGTTATGAACGCACCTATAGCTGCTATCGACTACACGCCTGCGGAATCAGCGGAGTACGCACAGGAACAGGCACGAGCCGCTGCGCACCGCGCGCTCGATGCTGCAGAAAAGGCTTGGTATCAGTACGCGGCGCTCTGCGATGTGGGTGCCAAGCGGATCCACGCCTTCACGGTGTACGATAACGTACGTGCCGCTCGGAGAGGGTAAGCCATGGGTGGATCAGGAGCAGTCATACGCCAACATGCCACTGCTGTGCGGATATACAAGCTGGCGCAAGAAGGGTACACCAATCGGCAGATCGCCATCATGGTCGGAGTCGACGTGAAGAAGGTGCCCGACCAAGTCAAGCTGGGTGAGCGGCTGGACTCGCTCACCCCGGTCTTTACGAAACGCTAACGTTGTAGCCTGTACCAGCATTTGCGTGCAGGTTGTTGTAGAGCGCTGTAGCCATCTGGGCCAGCGCAGCACACTCACTGAGCAGCGCCTTCAGCTTGTCCTCGATCAGCGTCAGATCCGAAGCTTG